GCTTCAAAACTACTCTTACCAACACTTAATACTTCAGCACCATTTGAACTAAGTCCTAATTTCACTACATCTGTCCAAGAAACATTATTTCCTGCTGTCCCACTTGCAGCACTTCTGAATAGATAATCTCCGTCGGATAATCGCAAATAACCTGCCTGGTCGGTCGAAATATATTTCCAAGCACTACCATCCCAGTAAGTATTTTGAGCAATATCAAATTCTTTACTGGCACCAGTTGCTTGACTTGATATTAAGTTTGAATTGCCACCTACTTGCACCGCTGAATAATTACCGCCATGTGCTACTAAACTTGACTTACCAACACTTAAAACTTCAGCGCCGTTACTACTCAAGCCTGCTACTGTAATAAAATTAAATGAGCCAGCTGTATTCCCTGCTGTCCCTGCTGCAATACTTCTTTGGATATGCAAACCAGATGATTGATAGCTGTAACTTGCTTCATCACTTTCCTGAAACTCAAAGCTGCCTGCTGCATTGATATACACATTTTGCATATTATACAATATATTACCAGCACCACTTGTTTTAGTTGCTGCAAATGCTGCGTTGCCACCAAGTTGGATATATGAGTAATCTCCGTGCCAAGTTTCATAATCGTTTCTGCCAATCGTAGCATTGAAGCCTGAACGTAGATTTCTTACTTCAATATCACCGTTCTCATCCCAAAGACAAACTAATGTTGCTGCTGTTTTTGCATAATCTAAAATTGGAGTTGTTGTTAATGTATTTCTTGTTCGTATAATCTTAATATCAAATGTGCCAGTAACTCCATCAGCTACATGACTAACCAAATCATCAGCATCCCAGCTTATAATACCAGTATGAGTGAATCCATCTGTGCCGTCTGTTGGGAAGAATTGTGTGAATTGATGTGTGCCAGTAATCGAATACCAAAATGTAGGTGCGGCTCCAGCTCCACTTGCAACAGTATCTAATACTATTTCTAATTCTGTAAATGCGGCTGCTGCTCCAATAATAATATAATCATTATCAGCTACCATTATACTTGTTGTTGTGCCAGCGCTACCATCAATCATTGCTGGGACATCGGTTGCAGTTGTGTTATTCGTACCTGTTGTTGGATTAGCGAATGTACCTGTTGTTTGATGAACTGGACCTACACCAATACCTACTTTCATTCCGTAAGCATCTGCTGACCCTTCAGTGGATGTTACTTGCAATCCAAATATTTCACCATCAGTTGCAAGTAATTGGTCAATGTTGATTGCGATAGCATTTTGTTCTATACCGGCGCCCATTACACCAGTAATATAATCTATTTCAAATGCATTGACTTGAGAAAATGTTGATGAGTCTACCGATAAATGAATACCGTGGTCACCGTTAGCTAATGCTGTGTAATCTATTTCTAAATTACCAGTAATCGAAAGGTCACCTGTTAGTGTTCCGCCGGTTGTTTGTAATACGCCATTTGTAATCGCAGTTGCCCAGTTAGTTGCGTCATCGCCCCAACCTGCTGGATCACCGTCTGTTGGATAAGGATATCCAACACCGTTAATTGTTAAAGTTGTACTCATCTTATGCTCCTACTGATGCATTACAATCTATCGAGACTGTCCCACCTGTTATATCAAAAAATACTCTCGCATAGTCATACATAACATCTGATGTGTTAACACCAACTGATGTAGTACCTGAAATTGAAGTTGATGATATAGTAAAATAAGTAACGCCATCTACTGACATCTGAACTTGTATTGAACCACCCGCTGTTGGAGTAGTTTCAGTCACAACAGCCATTATTGCAAAACCTTTAGCATTACGTAAATCTATAACGCTTGAAGTCTGGTCTGTAGTTTTTCCCGTTACGCTTAATATTGATTGATTTGATACTGCTATATTAGACATATTATTTCCTTATTGAAATAATGGTGCGATGCACCATTATTATATTTGTATCATGCAGACCAAGTAATGTCTTCGTCTGAAGCACCGCCTGTAAAGTTTGCACCACTAACTACTACGTTAGCTAACGCTTCTGATAATGTCATTGCATTACCTACTACGCCCGGTACATCTGCTGTTAATGTTACAACGCCTAATGCCGAAGTTGCTGTTACACTTGCAACGCCTGCACTTGAGCTAGCATTAATAGCTGCTGCAATGTTAGTAGCTTGTGTTGCCACTGTACCACTAATGTTAAACTGGTCGCCACTTGCGCCCGAAGTTTTACCTGTAAATGTTACACCATTAACTACCATTGTTTCATCGTTTGCTGCACTGCCGGTTGATGTTATAGTCGCTGTAGCTGCTGTTTCACCCATATTAGCGATAACAGTAATATTACCACGAGCACCATTAGCAACGCCGTCCATCCAATTAGCAAGGTTTTGAACATTTCTTTTACGATCATTAGCATTAAAGTCCATCATGTCACGGAAACTTAAGCTTGTTTCTTCGTGCGTTATAATTAAAACTGATTTAGCCATTTCATATCTCCTTATTTAGAAAAATGTAGCTACCGATTAAGATAGCTACACAATTAGTTTGACTTACGAGTTAGTAAAACCAGTGATCTTAACAGTTCGCGCTGGGCTTTCAATGAAAACAGCTTGATCTGTGTAAGTACGTAGTTCATAACCAGCATTGTCAGACAATTCTAGGAAGAAACGCTCTTGTGTTGAATCACCTAAAGGCTTAAATCGAATGTCACTTGCACCAATACGCTTAATACGCTTAGGTGGTAGAATGAATGCATCGCCTTCTTTAACACAGTTATGTGAAATTATATCGATTTTACCATTCTGACCGTAGTAAGTAATAGCTTCTTGCCCAACTTCATTTTTACCTGATTTGTAAGAACTATCAAGTCTGCGCATTGCAGCTAGATCAGTTGCTAAATCTTTCCATGTTACTGGGCTTACTAAACAAATAACATCTTCGTTCAATCCGCGTCCAACAGCTTTAGCAGTTGCAGCAAAAATCTTATTAAGAGTTAATTGACCTGTAACTGTGTGAGTGTTACCTTTCCACAAGTTATAAGTAGCAGCTGAAATGTTAAACAATGTACCAGTGTTAGTTATAATTTTATTAATACCAGACATTTCGTTACCGAAAGCTGATTTAAAATAAACTGCAACATCATCTGCATTTGAACTTATTGCTGAATCAAGTGCTGTAATACCGGTTGAAGTACCTGTTACCAATACTGTTCGGGCATCAACGTCAATAGTTGTTACTACGAAATCAGCATCTGCGCCTGATGATACTAAAGTTGTGTTAGAAGTGTAAAAGTTAATTACAGCATTTTCTAAACCAGACCATATACCAACAGCAAAATCTGCAGTTGTTAATGTAATAGTGGTAGTTGTTGAACTAACATTTGAGCTTGTAGCACAGTTAGCCATACCACTTCCACCATATAACATGCTAATTTCAAGACGCTTAGTCATTGTTTCAAGCATGCAATCAACTACAAAACGAGTTGCTTCTACGAAAGACTTCTTACCACCGTGACTTGCTTTAGCAGCCGCGTCATAAGAGATTCGATCACGTAACAACATTTGAGTACCTTGTACAACGGCATTCTTTGAAGTTAGTGCAATAGGTGTGTTCAATGCGAAAGCACCTGCATCAGCTGCGGCGTATGTTACACCTTGTGATGCTGTTAATTTAACTGGTTGATTGTAATTATCACCAATTTTTGTTGATTCGTTAAAAGGAATCAATTTTGAAAGAACAGCTACATCTGGAATTAAGTTTTCTTCTTTAGCTGCATATACTGATTTGAACATTCCGTTCAATTGATTTACATCTGTGTTCGTGGCCATGTTTGAGGCTCCTAAGTTATGTTTTTAATCACATTTAAGTGACAATAATTGTATTTTACGTAACATTTCGGATTTGGTAGCTAAAGCATCGCCTCTTATTTGTTTTAAAAAGGTTAAAGGATAGCTTTTTGCGTCCATATATAACCTTATTCGTTTTATTTATCAATAAAAATTATTTAATATTATCTAAATAGCTCTGATATTCATCCCAACTCATCGGTGCCGCCTTCTTCTTAGCTACTGGTGCCGTATTTGCTGGTCGTCTCTTAATACGCGCTGAACGAACTTTCTTAATATCGTTCTTTCGTATTTTATTTGCTACATCTTTACCTAACATCGCTTCAATTTTATCTGGATTGAATGTTTTTAGCTCTGCTATGTAATCTTCTTCAACTAATTCAACAATATCTGCGTCTGACAATGCTCTAACTGACTTGTCATCGCTAGTTAGTACTTCTTTCAAGTAATATGCCATTCGTTTTGTTGTAAAATCGTTTGTTGGTAATTCATTTACTGTTAATGCTGATTCAATGCGTGCCAAATAGTCTACTCGCGCCGTCTCAGTTTGTTCTTCTAATTCTTTTTCGTAGCGTTGCTTATTCTGAGTTTCAATACCAGCCAACTTTCGTTTAGTATCGTATAATTCACGCTGTTCTTCTGACATATTATCAAGTTCAAGTTTCTGTCCTAGATAATCTTGTGCTAATGCTGACACATCAAACCCCAATCGTTCTAACACGACTGTTGGATCATCTCGCAACATTGTTAACAAAGTTTCAGCTTCTTTACGCATGGTACTGGCTTCTGCAAACTTAGCCTGAGACGCCTTATTAGTTGAGTAACCTTTAATAAGTTCTGACTCCGACACTTCCATTTCTTCGCCGTTAACTTTAATAGCAAACATGTCTTCACTTGCTTCGTCAACTTCTTCCTGGTCTTCATTGTCCCGGTCATCTTCATCTTCTTGGTCGCGTTCTAGGTCTTCACCGTCAACCATACCTTCTTCTACATCATCGTCTTCTTCATATTCTTTTTCTGCAACTTCTTCGTATACTTCTTCGTCATCGAATCCGGCAATTAGCTCTTCGTTACTAATACTCATCGAAACTTCTCCTTATTGTATAGGTGGTTCAACACCTGGTTCATACTGTTCGCCCGTTAATGGGTTAGTGGGTAAGTTTGGTTGATTCACATTTTCAGCCATTGCTAAAAGTGGATCTTCCGCGTTCATTACTGCTCCTGCATTTGCAGTTACACCTGGGGGCGCTGTTGGTCCTTGAGCGGATGGCGTACTTTGGTTTGGTCCAGGTGGTAAAGCCTCTTGTCCTAACATTCCTAACAATGCTGGGTCAGTCGACTTGAGTAAATTTATGTGTTCTTGCATGTGTGCCAATGTGGCTGTTACAATATCAACATTGCTCCGTGCCTCTGGTGATGCAAGTACTGTCTTGTGTTCCATAATATGTAATTTGTGACTATCAGTTGCTACTGCTTGCACATCTACAGAGCCTTCTGATAAGTTCTCATTCTCTGCTCGTATTAACATAAGTTCCGCTGTCTCACCTTCAATGGCTGGTTCCAGTGTACCTGTTTGTAATACTTGCAAATATTGTTCTTGAGTTTTGATTAAGCCTGCACTGATCAAGTTTTCTAATATGCTTAATTTACCAGCTGTGGTTCTACTTAACGCTGAACCCACATCAATCGTAACTCTGTTTATTTCACTTAGGTCTTCGCCCGTAAACGATCTAATCATTGCTCTGTTACTTTTACCAACAATGCTCGCTACCCGTTTAGTATTAGCGTATCGCTTCAATATGTTTATAGTTGCCGTTCCAACATCTTCAAGTAAAGAGACATATGCTTGTTGTAATCCTGCACTAAATTCAATAGCCATGGATTGTACTAATGCCAATGCCGCACCTGACTTTAAACTTGCTTCTGGATTGCCGCGTGTCACACTGTTAATACCGCTCAATGTTTCCATAAGCTGTTCTAATTGGCGTATGTAATTAAACACTTCTGCTGGCGTTGACAATAAATTAATTGCTTCTGGTTTACCGCCACCTGGTATATTTTTTGGATCGTAAAAAACAACACTTAAACCTTCACCTAAACTTGCTTCATTAATATTGCTACCAGTTGGTAATCCTATTAACTGTACCGCAAATGTTTTCTGATTTGTGATTACCGCACTATGAAGTCCGTTAACAGCTTCTTGCAACGGCATTAAGTCATATGCTACTGAATAGCCAAAAGGTGTGCCGTCAATTGGGTTTGGTGTAATATTGTATACTGGGATATTATCATATGGTAATTCCATATCAACTAATATTGTATCAGCGTCTAAGAACATAACCATTCTGCCATCCGGTAATGACGGTGTTGGCTTATGGTAAAATTCATATACTGGGACATCATCTGTTTTGGCTTGTTCATAACTTCTAACACGCATATCTCTCGATATCTGGTCTTTAGTATTCACAGCCATGATCTTCTCTTCCATTTCTGTAATCTCAGTTAACAATTCCTCGTCTTCTGGATCAACGCCTTCTGCACTGGCAAATTTGGCAATTAAATCAAACTTGTTTCGAAAGGTTCGTGTAATAAGCCAATCTGAATCATCTGCATTCTCTTTAGTAACATCTCGTATTACATCAATTGGTGCAAGTGCGTCATATCGAATGTCACCTTCTGCTACTTCTTCGCCGGTATCTGGATCAATATGGTAAATGTCACCCATCGCTGAGTCCCATTCTGTTTTTATATAACCTTCACCGTAGCGTAATGCAAACTCAACCGCTTGTTTAATATTGCGCTCTAATCGTTTCTCGCGTAAGTAGTAATCAAGTAACCCTCTTGCTAAAATAGTTTGGGCTTGTGATGTGTAATCAGTGTTTGATGCGCGTGGCTCAAAAGTTGGTCTAGACTTTACTGTTAACGAGACTTTATGTTGTAATAGTGAGCGAAAGTGATTTACATTCAAATTAGTAAATTCACCTTGTTCTCCATTTGCAATTAATTTGCCTTTGTGTGACATCCCTGCGTAATACATTGTATTTGCGTTAGCCCATAGTTCCAGTAAACCTGACTGTCGAACGTTGTTGTAATACATATCCAATCGTGCCATAAGTTCGTTACCTATCTCGTCGGTATCGAGTGTAGCAAAATGAACATCACTTCGAATATTATCTTTCATGTTATTTCCTATATATCTTTTTAAGAGCTGCTAAGCTGTCGTTATTGTTACTATCTTCAAACCCACGGTTAACATGGTGTGTTGCATAACTCATATCATTCATCGCCGGTATAGTATTTATGTGATCATCTAAGTTCCGAATTAGGTAAACTAATGAAGCTAAGGCGTCGTAATGGCCGTATGCTGATGACCTTGCAAACTCTCTTCCTGTGCCTGGTTTGTTTTTCCATATTGCATATTTCAAACAACCGATAAGTTGTAAGCAGTCTGGATGCACAATAAGTCTTCCGTCATTTATAAATAATCTTACTTTGTTTATCATCGCATCCAAACTGTCTTTATTTGTTGGACTAAAGTATAAACCGTGTGTAATAGATAAATCTTGTAGCATTAGCGGATTATTATTATCTGCAATCCGCTTATGTGGTTTTTGACTGTCCCACAATTCTTCTTCTGTGTCACTTACTAATTCAGCAACTTTGGCTGTGGTCATATCATAACCGTTAATCATATCTTCGGCTTGTATAACGAGTTTACCTTGTAAGAAATCGTAATATCCGTATATAATGGCTGTCTTATCCTTAACACCTAGATCCATACAAGCATATTTGTGATAATACATGTAATACTCATCACGCTCCACTTCTTGTATATACTTATCATCCCATTCTCTGATAATTTCTAATTCTTCTGAGACAACCCATTTACACATAAACTCTCGTAACCATGTCGTACTGTTCGCACCACCGTTGTCTTCCATTAAGCGGTTAATATCTTTTTCTGACAGACTCTTATTCGCATACACATCAAACTCTGAAAGTTTGTTAGCAGCATGAGCTTCATCGTAATATATTTTGTAATCATGATCCGAAGTTGCTGATGGTGTGCTTGCTATAATTGTGATCGCTCTAGTTGTAAGTGTCATTGGCACTAATACAGATTGGATTAGGTATTCTAGTCTATCTATCATGCCCGCTTCATCTACAATGTTCAAATGTGAGTTGGCTCCACGCAAATCATCCTCGTGACAGTTATTAACTCCTGCCATGTGTATTGCTGATCCATTAGCGAAAGTGTAAGCACCGTCCATGCTATTCCATTTTGGTTTTAAGTCTTGTGGACAAGTCTCTAACAATATCTGCATTATTGGATGAACAGCATTACGCACTTCTTTACCAGTACAGCTCGCAAACCGAACATGTTTATTTGGCGCTCGTAACGCTTCTTCTAGAGCTATTAAAACTAGAATGGTTGTTTTGCCGAATCGTCTACTGCAATTTAATACATGTTTGATATCTTCATTCTTCATCGCTTGACGCAATGCTGTGTAAACTGGCATTTGGTGATCATACAACAACCATGATAAGACGCCACGGTGCCATAATTCTGCCGTGACATTTCCTCTTGTTGTACTTACCTTATTAACTTTCTTTTTTCGGGCCATCAGCATTCCGAACAATTTCAATTAGATCGTCTGACGAGACTTCTTTAAGTTCATCACGTGGGTTGGATATCTCAATCACTTGCTTATCATTCATCTTCAACCATGTGCGAGCTAAGAATAGTAATAACTGTGTGTCACCTTCTAATGCTCCTGATATCATTCTGTTACGCAATTTGGCTTTAGTGTTCTCATTACCAGCTAATATGATATCACCATATTTCTTATTAAGAGCGTGAATGGATATTCCACATATTTTGGCAATGTCGTCTTTTGGTACACCTTGTTGAGCTAATGCGAATATCATATCTGTATTAATCTCTTTAAAATGTAAAACAAATGATCCGACATATTTGCCGCATTCTGATGTTATCGTTTTAGTTGGGTCATACTCTTTTCGAGCTGGTACCACAACTTGATTTGGTGGCTTCACTGGCTTCTTGGCCATTAGTGCTTCTCCTGATATGCTTTTTTACGGTCCTTACGCTTTTTAGTTTCTGTTTCAATAGTCTTTATGTATGTCTCTGTAGTCTGAGTTAAGGTTTGTGTCACAGTTGCTAACATCTCAACAAATATCATCGTGCTCGTTGCTGGATCTTCGGTTGTAATTGAAACACTAATCTGAGAATATACTATCTCATCCTTGAATACATGGCCAGCTAATTGGGCAGCACCCATTGTCGCTACAAAACTGTAAAGGTAAAGTGGGTCTTGTGAACCTTTCTCTTCAAAGTAAAAGTCAACATCTCCCACTTTCTGTTCCCAATTTCGTAAATTTGACTTAATGTCTTCCATATTAATTTCCTATTTTCTTAAAACCAGCTTGTACTTTGAGTTTATCAATCATGTCATCGTGTGTTGCTAATTTGTTAACTTGATCTTTAATGTTATCTTCAACTAATGATTTAAGTTCATTAATTTTACTTTCAGCGTCTAGAACAATCTGCTCTTTAAACTTGGCCAACTCTTCTTCGGCTTTAGTGTTTAGGTTGTCTTTATTCACTGTAACATGTCGTTTGTGGCCGTACTGCATTAGAGCCGCTACCATTCCCATTAATTCGGTTTCGCCAATACCAGTACCAATCCCCATGTTTACCATAATCGCCATGATAATTAGGTTTGTGATACTTAGGTTGTTGTCATCATCAGTAACACGTAAGAACTTAAGAAGTCTTAACATCTTCAGCTTCCTTTTGCTTGACTGCAATCGCCACACAATAATTATTGAGTTTGGCAAATGCTGTTCCAACATCAACAAACTCTTCAGCTTTGAATGCGCCACGGTCACATGCTACTTTCATCATGTTTCGTAATACTAGTAAATCTTCTATTTCTAACTTGTGTTCTTTAGTTTCTTCGTTCATTATTCTTTCCTTTTTATGTTAGTTGCTTTATTATTGATCATTTAAAACCTAAAATCTCCGCTAGTTCGGCTGCTAATTCATCTGGCGTTATCGGAACTGCTTCAGCTACTGCTTTTTTAACTTCTGCACGCTCTTTATCAGTTAATTGTTTAGGTTTAGCTAGGTCTTTATCGTTAATCATTAGTTACAGCTTATTTTGTAGTTACACATGATGAAATCATTTGGGCGATTTGTTTTATCTGTTTATCAGTTGCGTCGCTGTCAACATAGATATTCGTTCCGCGTAAAGTTCCTATTTGTTTTACATCTTTCATTATTCTTCTTCCATTAATTTATTTGAGATCATACTGATCATGCGTTCGAGTGCAAAGTTCTTATATTCTATTTCTGTGAATTCTTGTTTTATTACTTTATCACTTTGAGTTGTGATACTTGCAACACGCCAACCACCTGGAGCTTTAACCAGTGCGAATGAAAGTGTTTTTTCATTGAAAAGATCAACAGTTTTACCCTTCATTGGTATATTGTGCTGATGACGCCAAGTTGCATCAAAACCATTTAAGGCTTTGTGTGTTTCTAACCATATTAATTTTGCTGATTCGTAATCAAAGGGGAGAGCGATGTAAGGTGATTTTGCCATTTTGTTTATCCTTTTGAGCATCTTGTGGTAGCTCTGTTAAGTTATGCATCCAGTTACTGGGTAGCTATTGTTATTTATGCTTTAAAATTCATCTCGTAGTATTTTCGGGACCAAAATATGTAATTTAATTACATATTATTCAATGAATCGCGATCTTTCGCCGTTAATACCCGGCCACTTAGTATGATCTTAGTCGGTAAGTCCGGTTTATTCATTAATTTTTGTATTTTTCGCATGTTTAACACTGGATCATCGTTTAAGTTTACTGATCTTAGCTTTTTCATAGTTAATCCCAATCGTCTGGTGTGTTCCAAGTTTTAGCTTTTGGAGGTCTAGTAAATGCGTTTGATATGCCTAGTAAGAGCAGCTCAGTCATTTCGGCATTGTATTGATTCTTTTGTTCTTTTGTTAATTGTGGATCCGATATCATAAACTCCGTTATATCAACAGGCATAACAATCTGAACAGTAATTTCAGTGTACTTCGTTGAGGTTGTGGTGTTTTTAAGTTCTTCAATTAATTCTTTGTATTTGTTGCTATCTTTGCTTCTCATAATATCCTCTTTAGTTTTATTTAGTTGTTTTGCGATGGTGTTAAAAGTTGTTTAAATGACTTTTAAAGGTGCTTTGAATGCTAACGTACATGGTAGGGCTAAAAGAAGTGAAAATGCATTTTACCACCGCTAAGACCGTTATATACAGTAGCTCTTAGCGGTGGTTTTTAAAGGTGATAAGAATTTATATGGGTTGAGGCCGCCTTATTCACTTCTTTCCTTGATTAGTTTGTGAATTTTGATCTGAACACCTGTTGCTTTTGCTAACCACTTAATATCTTCAGTCTCTAAGTACTTTTTTTGGTACTCTTTATACTTTGCTATAAGTTTTGATGGTTTCTTCATGCTTTGCAGCCTGCGTTCCAATATTCAACTTCAGTTAAGCAGTTACCTGAGTAGTAATTGTATTTTTCGATAGTGAGTTTGTTGCTCTTGCTATCCATTCTGTATGCTCTGTAGTTTTTATATTCTCTCAGCTCTTGCTTAACGCTGTAAAAGTAAATAATATATTTTTTGTAATCGTCCATAGTAATTCCTTAATTTAATTTGATTTGAGTATCTGTATTCACGTATAACCAGTATAGTTTCTTCTTTAGTGTCATTGCATTGATTCTGTCGTCAATACTTTGAAATTCGATTGCATCTAGTTCGTTCCATGTTTTTCTAATAAGTGTTCTGGCTTTTAATAGGGTAACTAGATTATCTAGCATTTTATCGTTGTCGTCCATTTTCAATTGTCTCCTTAAGTAGTTCGATGTTGTGTTCTACATTTTTGTTTAAATCTTTGAGATGTTGTAGCAGTACTTCAATTTCTTTCTGTGTTGCTTCAATTCGTTTCATTGCTGGTGATAACATGACTTTCTCCTGTTTGTAGTTTTATTTACCAAAAAGAGTAAAAATCTTGGATTTGGATTATTTGTTTTTGATCTGGTTATTTACATATTTGTAAATTGCTTTTGCTTTACTTATTTGATTTATTTTGGCTGTGGCTTCTTTACCTTCAACTTCTTGAGCTTCTATTTTTGTTTTTATTTTAGCTAAGAGCTGTTTGTCTTTGTCGTCCATGTTTATATTTAGTACTGGTTTAAAACACAAATTGCGCAAAACAGTAGCATACTACTACAGTACTAGTACTGTATATTATTTATTTTTTTTATTTATTATAGTTACTACGTTATTATTGTTCTTACAAAGTTAAATAGAGTTTATAGCTCTAAAGGCGTTTAAATGACGGTTTTACAAAATATTAAAAAATCAGCACTTTTTTTGCGCAATTATTTTGAGCAGATTTCTTATACTTAGTCTAAACATAGATAAAACTTATGAGCGGTCATAAGTAAAACTTATGAAATAGCTCAAAATAATTGCGCAACTTCTCGGTTTGCGCACCGTTTGCGCACCGTTTGCGCACCGTTTGCGCAGCTATAAATCCACCTGTTTTCTTTGGTTTTTCTATCTTTATGGTAAATAAACTATGTAACAGGTTAAGTTTATTGTTGACATTATTAACTACATATATTATAATAGTTAACTTAGCATAAATAAATATGTTACAAAGAGAAATCAATATTACGTACGCGCCAGAAAAACGCAGTAATAAATGATAGTAGATAAAAATAACAAGAAACCTTTTACGCCCTATAGTCGGACTGTTCTCGCTTCTAATTATTTTACTACCAGTTTTTTCAAACTATAGGGCACCATTTTTGGTGCAAACATCACAACATGAAAACTATATCAACTAACTCAATAGGCACTAGACTTATTGACAAATACAAACCAACAGAAGACACCATCTTACTACCAAGAAAAACAGCAGCTAGAAAGATTCTTAAAGAGCTTTTAAACTCTGGGCAGTTTCCATATTACGGAGTATTGCTACACAGTGACACAGGCGGTACCGGTAAAACTCAATTTATTAACCTTCTAAAATCTCTTTTTAATTACTATAAAGTATTTGAAATAGATTCAGCAGGCGAGGGCTTAGCAAAAATAAAACAACTTAGCGACGATTTACACGACCCTTTAGGGCACTTAACTACTTCGTATAGACTAGTAATCGGTAATGAAATTTCAGTAACTGGTAAACAAGCTAGAGAAGCTTTAAGGGGTGTAATTGACAAGTATAATCACAACACTTTCTTTATCTTTACTGACAATAATTTACCTAAATTAAAGCTAGAGAACCCTCAATTGTTTGATAGCAACCGAGTATTAGCTATTGACTACGAGGATTTAGATCAAGCTGAGTTTATAGAATATTTCGAAACTATATTAAAAAATGAAAATATCGAGCTAACTGATAAGGTTACTAAAATAATTGCTCGAAACTTCCCATCTATTCGTAAGACACTACAAACGCTAGATGCGGCAATACAAGGAGGTTTAATCAAATGAAACTAACTAAAAAACAAAAAGAAACTTTAAAAACAGAAATAACTACTGTGTTAGCTGACATTAAAGAACCAAAAGACTTACTAGATATTATCCAGTATTACTGGGGTGAGGGTTTAGAAGTAACTGCTGATCTTTTAGACGAATGCATAGATAGAAAGACATATAGAGGTTATTCAGACGGATTAATTAAAATCTTAGAAAATCCACCACCAAAGAAAATGAAACCAGTGCCAAAAACAACAGTTAATAAAAATTCTTTTAACTTTGATTTCTCTGAATGGAATAAAGCAGACGGTCCAGATAAAATACCTCGTGTACCAGAAGACATAAAAGCATCTGTTGCACTGACTTTAGGCGATATGTCTCACCGTATGGGTAAATTAGAATGGTATATAAAGAAAGCTAATGCGGATCTGTTCCGTTTAATAGACCCTGTTAATAAGATCATAGAACGAAGAAAAGGTAACGAATCAGCTGTTAAAAACGAAATGCTAGCAACAATGGCTCAAAATTTAAAGAGAGGTAACTCTAGTTGCCCACCAGGTATTTTAGAAGAGTTATATAAAAGATGGCGCTTCTCCACTGACCAGTTAGGTTTAGATTACGGGATTGTGGACGAGGCTTTACCGGGTGTTGATAGCGATAACAACCCAGTTATTATAGACTTAGCCCCTTCTCGAAAAGAAGTATGGGCTTTACACTGGTCTCAACACGAACCAGACACTGAAGTACCGTTCCCTAAAATGAAATCAGTATTTGACAGAATGTCCGAGGGTGACGCTTTTGCAGCGTATATATGGGGTATTTATAGCAGGCAGTATAAAGGACGTCAAGTCTTTTGGATCTGCGGTAAAGAGGGTGAGGAAGGTAAATCCTTTTTGTTAAAATTTTTAGGTGATGAGTTATTTGGGATTGATAAAGGTTTTAAAGCAATCACTTCAAAACAAATAGGGGGTGGTAACCAGTTTACAGCATCTTCTTTTGTAGGGGCTAGACTAGTAGTGTTCCCAGATTGTAACAACCCTAGAGTGTTAGAAACTGAAATGTTTAAAATGTTATCGGGCGGAGGTAGAGACGTTACACCATCTGAAGAGAAATTTCAAGCTACTGAATCTGTTGTCATTGAAGCTAGAGCTGTTGTTTTATCTAACTTCGAGCCAGCTGTTTTAGACGATAACTGGTACTTAAGCAGATTAGCTTTATCTTATATTGAACCGTTCGAGGGAGATAAAGACCCGAACATTGCTGATGACTACCTAACTGAACTACCAGGTTTCTTAACATACGCTAAAGCCTGTTACGAGAGCTTGTGTAAAGACCATGAAGAAATAATTCTAAAAGATTCTACAAAGAAAAAAGTTAGATTATTATCTAAACAAGCGAAAGTGGTTTTCCAAGAAATATTCGACGAATACTTTACACTAGACCCAACAGAAAAAATGCAGATAAGCAAAATCAAAACTGTTTTGAGTTTAGACGAGACTTTAACAAATACTAAAGACTTAGATGCTTGGTTAGCGTGGTTACTTAAAATACAAGGTGTTGAAGTAGTGAGAAATGAAAAACAACACAGAAACTACTACCACGGTGTTAAATTAAAAGCGATGACAGGAGACACTGTACAAGAAGACGACAGTGATGACGACGATTTTGACGAGGAGCTTTTTTAATGATTTATTTTGATTTTGAGTACAATGACAGACAAGTGCTTATGTGCATGGCGCGTAAAGTAACTAAAACAGAAAAAGAACTCAGTTATTTTGACTTTAGAGATGATATTGACACACAAAAAATGGCAGACTATATTAAACAAAACGAAAGTGAAATCTTTGTGTCTTACGCTATAGCAGCTGAAATTAATTCTTTATTACGTTTAGGTATTGATGTAAGAAACATTAAATGTGTGGACTTAATGGCTGAATGTAAAATGATTACTATGTCACACGATGATTATTTTGCACCTAGCGGTAGTATGTTAGATTCTGTAAGAGCATTATTGAAAAAGAAGGTTACAGAAACAAAAGCGCATAAAGACGCAATGAGAGATTTAATCCTAGATAACGAAATATGGACTGAGGATGAATGGCTGGAGATTGCTACATACTGCGAAAGTGATTTAGAGGATTTACCAGCACTGTTTAAAAAGATTGTAGCTATACATAAAGAAGAGAAACACCCTTTTAAAATGGCTCATGCTTTACACAGAGGTAACTTCATGCGTAAAGCTACTGAGATGGATTTTGCTAGTAAAGGATTCCCAGTTGCCAAAGACAAGTTGCTAAACATTTATAAGCATAAAGAAGAAGTAAAAACATCTATCGTTAAAGCTTTACCACCAGTTTGGAGATTCTGTTATGTTAAAAATAAACGAGGTAAATGGTCTTTAAAAAGAAATTTAGTCTTAGATGTTATCAAAAAGAATAAATGGTCTAAATGGTTGTTAACAGAAACAGGAGCACCGTGTTTAAAAAGTGACTACTTAAAAAAATTAGAATTAGACTATCCAAGGGTTGAGCCTTTAAGGAGAGCTATTAAAAGTCTTGCTACGCTTAACAGTAAAGACATGAGTAAAGACATTGTTAACGGATATATAAAACCTACAACTTTTGGATATGCTGCAAAAACTGGGCGTAACGGATTAGCGCCAAAACGAGGGTATCTTTTGAACCTACCTAGCTGGATGCGTAAATCTATAACTCCACACACAGGAGAAATTATGATCGGGTCCGACTGGAGCCAACAAGAGATCGCAATCGCAGCGTTTTTAAGCGGTGATAAACGTTTAGAAGCAGCTTATAAGTCAGGTGATGTTTATTTAGCATTAGGTAAAATGTCTGGTGCTATACCTGAAGACGGTACTAAGAAAACACACCCGCGTGAAAGAGATATGTTTAAAACTCTTCAGCTAGCTCTAGCTTACGGTAAAGGTTTAAAAAGTTTGAGTAGGGACTTTTATAATTTACTTAAATCAGACGGCTGGAGTCTTATAGAAGCTAGTGTTCAAGCAAAAGAAGTTTATCACTGGCATAAACAATATTTCAAAGTTTACTGGGACTGGATTAACAATGAAGTAAAACAAGCGAAAATTAAAGGTTGGGTTGAGACTTCGGATAACTGGGTTTGCTGGGTGGGTAAAAACTCCAGACGAACTCAATTATTAAACTTCCCTAGCCAATCACATGGAGCGGTTATGATGCGGCTAGCGACATTTGCTTTTTATGATTTGTGGCAAGCTGGGGAAGTCGGACCTGTGCTATGCTCACAACACGATGCATTTTATTTTAACTCTACTGTAAGTAAAGAACAATCAGATATAGAGGTAATAGAAGCTGTTATGAAATTCACTGGTTTAGGTATGATTGGTATTGATGTTAGAAGTGATACGAAAGTTTATACAAACGAAAAAGGTTATACGCCAGATAAGTGGGATACAAACGACCAAACAATTTGGGATATGGTAAGCGAGTGTGGAGATGTCTTAGATGATTTGGAAGACTAGATTAGAAATAGAGTTAGTCGTTGAGGAGAGTAAGGAATACAAAAAGTTATCAAAACTTAGAGCTATGTGGTCCGAACTTTATAAAATAGATGATTCATGCTTCTGGAACGATGACTTTGATTGGGACGACGAATACAAACGTAGATTTAAAGAATGGGATAAAAAAGATAAAAAATACTGTCGATTACAAACTAAATTAATTGACGAAGCTGTAAACAACCCAGATCTTTTTAAAGTTAAACAATGGTTGAAAGGAGAAGTAAAATGAAAGATAACGGATATGTATACCAACTAGAATACACAACATCAGCAGGGGAAGTAATCCCTTTCTATGTTGGCGCAACAGGCAATTTAGCACAGCGTAAAAGAGCTCACAACTCTGCAAAATGGAGAAAAAATACAGATGTATATAAATTTATCAGAGCCATTGAAGCAAAACAGCTTAAGTGGGATTTAGTTGAGGTGCTTAAATATGAAATTTACAACAGCCAAGAATACACGCACATGATTATGTTAGTACAACAAGGTGTCGATCTTTCAAACATGAAAGGGGGTGACTTAAAGACCTTAGAGCGCAAACGAGCCACTAACAGGCGTAAAAAAATTAAAGCTAAAATGAAAATAGAAGAAATCGATATGGAGCAACAAGAAATAAATCAATTAGCAGCAGATTTTAGAAAAGCACTAACATCGAGTAAATTAAAATGAATCACATAGAAGCAAGTAACAAATTAAGATACATGCTAAAACAGAAGTCCGATATGGCTAAGCTGTTAAACTTCACTAACGGTAAAGAGGTCAATTCAGTGGTCAACAAACAAGAACACATTAAAAATTATATAGCAGCAGTACTACCGAGATTAAGCAATTACAAGCCAACAAACGATTGTGTAAGACTTACAGATGACGGGGAGTACCTGTCGGAGTACGGATGGTTGAAAAAGCTGAAAGATGATGTGGTAGAATACAACAGTAATAAAGTACTGCAATTCACGCTCAATCAAACCGAGCTTGAATATTGCTTATCACGTTGGGACAATTATTCATGGTAAAAGATGCGCTAAACACCACTTTTTACCAAGAAACGATAAATAAATGTATAAGGAGCAACAAATGAAAACTTACGGCAAAGATAATCTATCAAGCACAGGCGTACTACATGCAATATGGCTAGCAAAGTATAAACAAACTGGTGATATTAAGTTTAAAGAACGAGCTGATAAAATATTATTGGATTTGCTCGCAGGATAAGTTACTAATCTTGATCTTTAGCGTAAACCCAGTCAACCCATCTGACAGCTGTAGCTCGTACTCTGTTCACAACCGTATATTTGTGTTCGAGATTATAAGCTTCCGCTGCTTCAGGTAAACTGTAATATAATCGCCCTTCAATTTTATAAAGTGGTTTAACCCGCTTACGAGTTTTACGCATTGCATCCTCCTCGTCTTGAGCTTTTTGTCTAAATCGCTTAGTACCGAATATGCCTTTAACTGTGCCTTTTGGTAAATTATAAACGAGTACTGGACTGGTCTTTGACATGTTTTCAACCACACTCTCTATTTTTAATTGAAGTTCACTTTTCATAATATTATTTAGTACGAATATTATTGGTATAAATAAAAGTATGCAAACGCACTGTTACTATCTTTAACAGTGATATGCAACTAGGTGCGTCAACACCTAGTTGCATCCCTTAACCCTTGTTGAGAATTGCAATGCATAAATATTGTTATGACAAAATGTTTAATTTTAATCCATGCCCTACTCTTTAACCCACAAATTTGCCCCAAAAACTGCGAAGTAAGTTTTTGCCTTTCTGATAAAACATTTATTGAGGAGTTTGATGTGGATTGTAAATCCGGCAATTTAGAGCTCACTTTAAAAGATACAAAAATTGTAGTCGGTCGTTTAAGTGCTACATGTAAAAAAGCATAATAGGAGAATTAAATGAACAAATATAGTAGTCAGAGCAGAATAGGTGAATTCATTAGTGAACAGTTTAGCGATCTTTCACGGTCTGAAAAACAAAAGTTATTTACTACTAACCAGAAATGCAAGAAGAAAAAGTTCAAGACATACAACTCAGCAAATATAGTAGTAAAGGCATCAAGTAAAAACTATGCAATGACAGCAATAACACAATGCGGCATATGTCACTCATGGCATATTATTAAAAACGATAGCAGGGAGAAATAAATGATTGACCGAATATCACCAACAAAATCAGACAAAGACCTAGCCGGAATTAAGGAAGCAGAATTAGAGGCTGAAAACCCAATATCAGTTCAAGCTGCTAAACAGAGAATAGATTCAATAATAGGGTGGGATAGTATCGCCTTGAAAGAAGAATTAGAATTAATTGACTCAATACTAGCAGACCCAGATGCAACCGATGACATGAAAAATCAAGCCCAAGCGATGAAAGAGATAAAAGCTGGAATGTCCAGACCATTATAAGTCATTGATTCTAGTAGAATTACTAAATCACCCTAAAAATAAACTTCTCAACAAAATCAACGAGTTAGCTATGTTTGCTCTTTTAAAGGAGTAGATTGTGTATAGTTACTGCTCGGTAGTCTTGACTTTTTCATAACTAATAGTATAATATAAACACACACTAGGAGAAACACATGATTACTTTTATAACATGGGTTATTTGGTTAGCTGCAATCGGGTTATGTATTATGTTCCCGCCATTACTATTACTAATACTGATTTTTGGTGGAATAGCACTTAATAGCGCATTATCCGAAGAGAAAGCAGAACAAGACAAATACAAAAAGTTAATAACTGGTTTTGGTGAGAAATGCGATGATCAACTTGCAGATGAATATAGTAAGCTGCTCCATATACACTACACTAAAAACCCAGAAGCAACCTTTGAAGTCAAAAAACATAAATCTCTAGTTAGTAAAGCAAAATCAAACATTCTAGATGCTGAAGAAGCAACAAGAGTAAAAAGAGTCGATTTTATCCTTTGGTATGTAGCAATCGTACTATTAGTAGCAGTAGTAGGAACCGCAATATTTAATTAGGAACGGGTAATACCGAGCCAAACAGAGTAATTAAAGCACTCACTTCTTCGATATTCATTACACCAAGAACAAGCAAAATCAACAAGATGAGTGGTATGCTCATCTTGTCAATCAATTTAATAGTAATATTTTCTAACATTTCTAGTATACGGTTCATTATTCAGGTGGTGTCCGTGTAACTGGTTTAAACGCAACATCATTATTCTTAGCTGTAATCTTTTTACCTTTACCAGCAATCTTAGATAAAGCACCTTTTTTAGCTTCTGATAGTAAGTCACGCCCAGCGCGGAATGCACCACCTGGTGCAATATAACTAGCTGCTTTTACTGCTGTATCAACAACAGCTTCTGTTGTTTTTTGTTTCTTAGCTAAGTCTGTTGTCATTTCCCCACCTTTTTTAGCCCATTCTGATGGAACATCACCAAGTGGTCCAGGTTTGCCGGTTTTTCTAACTTCTTCCATATCAGTTTTAAAAACTTCCTCAGCTTTTTTTGTGTCTTTCTTTGCCATTTTTTGTTTAATCTTACCAGGTAGTTTTTTAAGACCTTTAACACTTGCTTTAGCAATTAATGCTCCTGGAATAGCTAAAGGGGCAATCTCACCAGCATCATAAGCTCTTGGATTACTTTCTTCTAAACCTTTATAACGATTTTCTACAGTTTCTAATTCTTGTTCGTAAGTAGGTGATTTAGCAGGCACCTTACCTTCAGTGTCGTACTCTTTTGCATTAGTTAATGCCCGCCACGCAGTTTTAGCGCCAGCTTCAATTTCCGGAGCTAAACCAAAAGTAGCTGCTTCGGCGGCACCCGAAGCAAATGCTGCAACAGGGCTATCTTCTAGCTCGGAAGATTCTTCCCAAGTAGGAACAGTTTCGGTTTGGTCAGCAACAGGTGTTGATTCATCCCATGTTGGATCTGCCATATTATTTCCACCTTATAAATGTTTTTGTGTCTGCGTTAAATATTGCAGCCCTTCCGTTTACCATTCTTGTAACTTCATTAACAGGAGGTACCATATCTTCGTCAGCTGTTACAAGTTCTTCAGAATAAACACCGCTTGTTTTACCTGCTACCATCGCGTCATATTCAGCTGATTCTCGTTCTTGATCTGCGATATAATCTGTAAGTAATTTAACATTGGTTTTTTCATCTCTGCCAACACCAAACATAGCTTTCTTCATACCTGTAACATCAGCATCAGTAGGTCGAATTTCTCCGCTTGCTTTAAGAGCTTGTCGTGCAGCTATTTCAGCAAAAGCATTAAACTCTTCATCCCACTGCCCTTGTTCAGTATAAACACCGGGCACATATTCAAGTGACTTCCGTAATGCACCAGATGCTTGTTTCCCAGACTCTATACGTTCTAAAAATTCTTTGGCTTTCTTAATACCAGAATCCCTAGCAGTTTTACTTTCGTTAAGGCTTTCAAACCTGTCTATGTTAACATCAATGGTTTTCTTTTTTTCTTCTTTACTGATTGCTGCTTTTGCTTTTATCCCAGCAGCCGTAACAGCACCTGTTGCTTTAATACGTGCGGCTTTTATAACGGATGCTCTGTCTTTCTCTTTAGCTTCGCGCTTCTCTTTAATTAACGGGCTAGATTCTTCATAAGCCAATTTCATTGTATTTTCTAATTGTGCTGCCATTTCTGGTGCAAAAGCGTTCACAATTCTGCTAACTGCTTTAGCCGACATGCCCGGTGTTATACGAGCTGCGATACCAGGAAGACCTTTAAGTTTAAACCTAGCAATTTCAACTGCCTGCTTAGAAATATCTGATTCTGGATCTGCAATAGCTTCTTCATATGTCATTTGTTTCTCGTGTGCGGCAGTACCTCTATCGTACAATTCTTGCTCACGAGCTTCTTTACGACCTGCCATTTTACGCTGATCTTCAGCTGCAAATACTTGTTGAACATCTTTAACAGAGCCACCGCCAGTAGCCATTAACAATCCGCTCATAATAGTGCCGAGTACGCCACGACCTGCTGGGATGCCTTTTGCCTTAGCCGCATTAATCGCTGATTCAATTTTTGGTTTGTCAGTTGGTACTTTATAATAATCTTCTGGTGTTTCTGGGTTCTTATGTTTCTGTTGCTCCAAAAAATCAATTACATGTTCATCTTCTGCGTCCGGCATTAATGCCCTAGCTTCTGTTAACAAACCTTCTGCTATTTCTGGCTTTATGAAATCAAATCGCTCAACTACTGATCCAGGATTGAGTTTACCGCTCGGTGAATCATCTTGTGGGTTCAATTTAAAGTATTCTTCGTCTGTCATTATATAATTCCTTTCTTTTTCTTTTCTTCATCGTCGTAATATTTACCGATTGCTTCCCCGCCACGAACAACAGTTTCGCCGATACCGGCCATCAGTCTAGATTGATTAGCACCTTCTTGAGCAATAGAAGAAGCAATAGATGGAGCAATTGACTGACCAACACCGGCCATACCAGCAGCTTGAGTCATACCTTGTGTTGTTATCCATTTCTTATCGTCTTTTTCCTGTAAGTCTTTAGTTCGTCTATCGAGAATGTTAACATCAGTGTACGATTGTTTCTTAGTTTCAGCTTTTTCTAAACGCTCTTTATTAGCTAAGTATGTATCTAATGCCATACCCTGGTTAAATGCACCAATAGCATCTTGAGCAGTAGCAACAGCTCTCTTCTCACCAAATTCTTGTCCTCGCATTTGTCCAGCTAATTGACCTTTTGCTTGCAATGCTTGTAACGCACGAGCTTTACCTAGTGCTTGAACATCCATACCACGCTGAGCCATTCTATTTGCGCCGCCTTGTTGAGCAAGTAGTTTTGAAGCTAATTCAGCGCCGCTACCACCCATTCCACGCTGTTGCATTTGCTGCATAATCGCTTGGCGCTGGCCTTGTTCGGTTGTTGCAATGTCCATTTTACCACGAGTCATATCTGCTTTTTCTTGAGCTGTATAACCTTCACGAGATACTTCTTCCATTGTATTAAGAGTGTCTCGTTGTGCTGCTAACACCTCTGGCGATATTTCAATCCCTTCCATTGCCGTCGGTCCGCGTTTAAACTGTTCTGTTGAATAGTCAACTGGGTTCGCTAAGAAATCCGAAAGTTCAAGTGGTGTAAAAACCGTTTTTAATTCTTCCATTGTGGGGATATCAACAGCTTCAAAAAACCCAATTCCTCTTTCAAATTGCTCTTTTGTGAATGCTGTTGCTTCTCGTTGTGCGTCTGCTTGCGCTTCTGCACCTTTCATTCCCATAAACCCGCCAATTAATGCACCTGCTATTGGTGCAGCTATTGCTTGCCATGCCATATTTTATTCTCCTTAATAACCAGTGTTAATTTTGATTGGTATTTTTTTAGGAGCAGCAACTTCTTCTGGTTGAATAATTGGCTCCACAACTTCATCTAGTGGCTGAGTATATTGTTGCACACTGTCAAATATTGGATTGTACGCATCACCGCCCTGTTCCCAAGCTAACATATCTAGTATTTCTTTAGGGTATTGTACTACATCACCGAAATTATAACCGCTTAATGTATCTAAGGTTGAATAATCCGGTACTGCTGCACCTTCAGCTCCCATTAATGCAGTTAACGCCGCATATTTACTTTCTACATCTGCAAACTTACTAGGGTCATTTGCTTGTAATTCATTGTATTGCATTTGTGAAAATGTTGGTCTATTTCTATAATCATCGTACTGAGCTTGCGACATTTTAATAAGCTGCAATTCTTCTTGCGTTAACTCGCCTTTATTTGCAAACTTATCTCTTGTTAAAGTTAATGCTGCAAGCTCCGCTTCCCACGCTGGCGGGCTAATTACTGAGCCAGCAACATCAGCAAGTCCAATTGCGTCTGACAATGCGTTAATTTGGCTATCTAACTCACCTAACGCGATTGCAGTTGTCGCTTCATTAGTTGCCTTATTAGTAGTTACTGTATTTCTCCAGTTATCATACTGTTCAGGGGTTAATCCTAACAAGCTAAGCTCTTGAGGTGTTAAATCTGCCATTGTTTTTACTCTTTCTTGTGTTTGTTTAGCAAAAGTAGTAACTGCTTTATCTTTAAGTAATCTATCTCGTTCAGCTTCATTTGTAGTTATAGCATCACCAAACAACTTGCGATTTTTCTCCCCGATAGCTGCATTTTCTGCGGCTATCAAATCATCTAAAGCCGCAGCAGATATTACACTTTCATCTATAGCACCACTAATAGCTGCTGCTTTTTCACCTTGCCCCTCTAATAATGCTGCCGTTTCTGGTTTTTGTCTGAGCATCATAGCGTCAAACTTTCTCATCCCGGCTGTATAACGACCACCTTCTGCTTCTATTGTTGATGCAATCCCTTCTTCAGATTTATATAATTCACCTAAAGTTTCAATGCCTGCCTGAATTTTAATAGCTTCATCGTATTCTGGAGTGCCCGGTGTGTACTCACCGGCTAACAATCGTTTGACTGTAGCTGTATCCCCGGTAGATAAGTCTGTCGGGTCAGCTAAAACAGTAGTGATTAAATCTGGATCATCTGATATTATTTGGTCTTCTTGCCCAGTAGCATATGTGTCTTCACTACTAGAAACACTATCTAAACCGGTTGTAACTGTTTCATCTACATCGGCGGCTAACTCTTCCCCCCATTTAGTGACTTGAGGTTTATTTGCTTTTGCGTATTGATCCCCACTCACATAGTTTGCTTTTGCTTTCTTCTTGACTTGACCACCACCAGCTGAATCGCTTTCAGGGGTTACCACATTTGATAGCGATACTTGATCCTGGCCGTTTTCTAAATCTTTATCTTTCTTTTTAACTACATAAGCCATTGCTTACTCCTTATAGTATAAACAATACGATTGTGTATTGTGTTGAATCTGCGAGACCGCTAACATAATTTAAACTCACGTCGTTTTGTTTGGGACTCCATTGTATACTTACCGCGCTTGTAATAACCGCTTCAATATCTTGTGTTTTAAAAATTCTTAACATCGTGACCCCTGTCACTACAGTATTTAAACTATTTATGAACTTAATCGGGACGAAGTTTTGTGCGCTTGTATAATCTGATTCTGTTGTAAATGTTAAAGTTTTTGTTTGGCTTTTAATATTCACACCAAACTCAATGTTACCTTCAAACAATTGATAAACTGATTCCATAAATGTATTAACAGGGTATAATAGCTTCTCAGCATTTACATTACCTTCTTCATCGATAACATCTTGAAAATATATGCGTCTAATCGGTACCTTACTTGCCATCTTGATTATCCTTATTTAAATTTTGAATCTATTTCACGAAACATTATAGAAACACCAGCTAGTGAAAAACTTGTGTATGATTCGTTTAATGTTAATTTTATCTTTAACCAGTTACTTCGTTGAGCGTTTCTAGGGACAAAAGTTCTAATTAAAGTTGCTCGAACATTCTCACCCCAAGTAAATGCGCCCCATGTATCACCACCCCAAGTAGCTCCACGACCTAGTGGTACTAGAGTGACTGTTTCATTATCAATGAAGTTACCGCTAAACAATGCCGTAATTTCTTCAAAACCTGTCTTTCTAAAAACAAACGTACACTCTTGAAATTGCTTAGTTAATCCAATATTGCCACCTGTTTCTTCCACCCATTCAACTGTGTTAACAATCGGGTTATTTGTGGTTGCTGCACCACTTGCCCATGTATGTGTTATATTCACAGTTACATCATTGCCGCTAATCGCTGTAACCAGTCCGTTAATAGTGCCTTGTGTAATTGTGTGACCAACTACTACATTAGCTGATGTTGTAAGAGTTATTACGGTAGCTGCATAACTTACGATATTAATTGGATACTGTTCATCCGCGTAATCTGTGGTGTTAAAATTCTTTCTCTCTTTATAAACATAATCACTAGTTGAGTGAGCTGTGTATAATTTATCATCATTTATCTTCACTATACCTGCTGAACGAGGTGTTGTCCAACGAGTCCAACTTCGTGTAATCGTGTTATATGCCCAAGCTTGTGTTGGCGCTGTATCTGTTGTTTCAGTTACAGTGTATAAAATGTAACGCCTGTCACTTTCATAACCAACTGCAAACGCTGTTGATTTAAAATGAGTATAATCGTCACCTAATAGTTCAACTAAAGAAGCCTCAACAGGTCTACTAATAACCTCAATACCCGAGTCATGTACTGCAACTACACCCTGGTCACTCATCGCATAAATTCTATTGTCGAGTACTACTGCTGATTCTTTACCTTGCAATCTAATACTATTATTAAATGGGAATGAGTTAAACGGATAGCTCTGTCCAGTGACACGAAATATACCATCTTCTTTAAAGACTATTACTGAATCACGTAATGCAACTATGCGCTGAATCGGTGAGTTAGCTGACCCAAGTGAGAAATAATTTAACAATGGGACTGCTTCTGGTTGATCAACTTTACTTACATAAATCCTGTTTGCAAATTCATCGTTTACAGAACTCTCAGTAGTGCCGCTTGACGGTAATCTAGGTATCCAACAAGTACTTCTACTTGATATAACAGGGAACGACGAGCCACCAATTGCTTTTTCTTCAAACAATATTTTACCCGGTGCGTCTTCAAACCCACTTAAGTAATATGCATAAACGGTTGTGTTCAATATATCTTGATTGACTATTTTAATTAGTGATAATGTGGTTGCATCAATATTCTGTGCTGGTGTACCTGTTTCGTCTACATAAAACTCATTTGCTAACGCATTCTCACCGGTTGTTGCAGTTACAGTATGTGTACCACCACTTGCTGCTGCTGTGATATCTACTGCTGGTGTTCCTGCTACTGCATCTGCATAAGAAGCTGCTAATTTAATACTGTCATCATCAACTTTAATAATGTAGTAATTAGTTGATAACGCTAAACCTGCCGGTAATGTTCCAGTGGTAGTTAACTGAATTTCTAACCCGGTTGTCATTCCATGTGCTGTTTCTGCAATTATATCAGTACCGACAGTTACATCGCCATCAATGAACGCAAATGTTCGAATCCCTTTACCTGTATATATGTTGCCATCTACTGTAATCGTGTCATCTATTTGGACACCTTCAGTTGCACCGACTGCTATCATATCCAGTGTGTATCTGTGTTTTGTTTTTGTGTTAGCGTATAATGTGTAACCTTTATATTCGGTCATGTCTTTACAAAATGGTGGCTCATCATTCGTTTGTAATATTGTTTGTTGAGTCTGGTTCGTGTATAATGCAGCACCTTTTAAACTGTCTGGTGTTGTGTCTGTAACCGTTAATGATTGAGCTGTTATCTCACCTGCTGTTGGATTATTTTCATAAACCAGTTGTAATTCATCGTCTGGGGTTGTTGCAGCAGTTGCGCTTTCACCACTTCTATAAACTTGATACTTCCAATTGGTTGTAACACCATCTGGTATATCGAATGTTAAACTACCGTTTCGTGTTCCACCAGAGCTATTAGTTACTATTACTCGCTGACTAGGTGTTCCTAGTACTAGATTATCATTTACATCTACTCTGCCCCACACAATTCTGTATGCAATAGCGGTATCATCTGTCATGAATCCAGTTGCCCCAGTTGTGACTCCAACGCCACCTAGTGCTTTATAAGCTCCTGCTGGTACTGGATCATTAGTTATTAAATCAAGAACTTTTACACCTGCTGCGGTTGTAAAATAAAAATTCTTCTTGTGTTGAAAACTTCGCATTAAATAATCTGAGTCTGGGTGTGCAAAAGTGCCAGTATAATTTGACCATGTGCCAGCGCCATCACTGTCATATTTCAATGTTGAATCGTGGTGTGCTATTAATGTGTTTTGATACTCAAACATGCGATCTACTGTAGTTGATGATGTTATGATTTGATCGCCGTACTGTTTTTGACCTCTGCGTGTCTCAATAGTTGAATCTTTGTCAATTACAACATTGTCAGCAACAGATAATGCTCCTTCTGGTACTTCGGAGAACGGGTTTGGGTGAGTATACAAACCACTAATTTTTAAATTAAGAGTTTGTGCCATTAGTAATGCCCTCTATTAAGTCCTTGTGAGAATACGTTATTTCTACTTACTACTTTTTTAACTTGTCCGTCTACTCTAGGTGTAAGTGCTTTCATTAAATGAATTTGCAATTGTTTATATTTAGCTTTTGCTGAAATAATCATTTCTTCGTCGCCCATAGCATCTGATACTTCAACCTTAACTGCCTGCATTAATAATTGATTGGCCTCACTTGGCATTTGTGCAATAGGTGATTCACCTTGAACAGCTACATAGTCACCGGCAGCTAAGCCAGTTGTTGAACTTAAAGTGACATCATTACCACTAATTAGTGAAATTGTTAAGTTTTCTGTAGCTGAAAATGGTTGATCTGGTGTGATGACATTTACAATAGTCGCAGTTGTCCAACTGCTAGGCACACTTTCTAATGTGACAACATCACCAGCAATTGATGATATTTTACCCGTTTTATTTACAAGTACTAATTTGTTTGGTCGTTTGAAATAATACATACGCAATGTATCATCCCATCCTTCAACTGGGTAAAGTTTAACTGTGTTACCTTCTAGATAAAAACCAGATACGCCAATACCACTAACTGATGATATTTGTTCTAAGCTCAATCGAGGCAGGTTTGTTAAATGTTCATTACCACCTGCATTATCAACTAATACAATATCGCGTAATCGTTGACCAACCGCATTTGAAGGAATAGCAAATGATGATGTTGAATTTGTAACCGTAAAGTCTGTTGAGCTGATAAAGAAATCTTCTCTAATACTTGATATTAAAGGAACAATGGTGCCTTCAAACTCATCGTTTAAAAAGTCTACCAGTTCTTGATCTGTGTATGTTGCTTGCGAGGTAGGTATTGAAATCCTACGTTTTAAGCTATTAACTAAATCGGTAGTTGTGTAATGATTACTCATAAATTACCCCTTTTTATTTCTTGCTTTCTTTTTTAATTTTCCAAGTAAGTCATCTGATTCGATACCTTCTTCGTCATAATTGTCATGTTCTTCGTCTTCATCCATATTAAGATCGTGTATATTTAATTCAATGACCTTAATACCTTTCTTCTTCATTCTATCTTCTGTAGTATCACCAGTGCTGTCGATAATAGATGAGAGTACTTTAGCTAACATGTCATCTTTCATTTCTTTTTTGTGTTTCATTTTCATATTATTTCCTTTATGTAAATTTTGATAAGTAAGCTATTGCATCAGTTGCGTGCATTGTTAGCACAAATACTGTTAAATACCCTACACCTTTGAATAATGTTGCATGAGATTTTAGTTTAGTTTTACTTTCAACCGAAGTCTCTAACACCTTATCGAGCTTGACTTCTATTCTATTTAGCTGGTCTTTCATAATTGAATTCCTGTTGATGCGACAACTAATCCACCTAGTATAACTGCGAATGCGTCCATTAATTCAAAGTTGCCAGTGTTTGTTACTTTTTGATAAATTTCAATTCCTATTCCAACTAGTGCTGTAATGGCAAGTGAGTGGTTGATTGATAAAACCAACATACACGCTGCCATTACTACTGTCCCAATTGCGAAGTGGAGCAATTTATCTTTTGGTAAACGGTCTAAGAAGTTTGGTTTTCTCATCATATTACCCACAATAAAGAACGCAAGTGACTAACGTTACTGCAACATCAGCGTCGCCTTTTGTTACTTTACCTATTGTCGAGCTACGAATAATATCGTCTGCTTGGACTTTAGCTGTGCCGTCTCCATTTGATTCTAACAAATCACCACCTGCACAAGCTCCAGTAACACGTATTACAGTTGCACCAAGTGCATGTATGTTCGCGTCTCCATTTTCGTGTAGATTACTAAAAATACCATAAACACGTTTTGATTTTACTGTATCGGATACTTTAAACTTAACTAATTGATCATTGTCTTTAGCTGATCCATCTTCAAGAGTCCATTCACACATTTCATCAATTGTTTCAACAACCGTACCTTTTTCAAGATTAGGAACAGATAAATCTGATAGTTGACTATTGTGACCACCACAAAAAGTACCGTATGTAATGGTTGTGCCAGATACAGAGATTGAACCCTCGGATGACCCTGCCTGGTAAAAAGATACTAAAGTTCCATCATTTGTTAATCGGTTGATATGCAAGACAGTGTTCCCATCACGAGTTAATTCAGTTCCCCCAGTGCCTTTTAATTCAATACCAGCCACTGCAAAGTTGGAGGTTGTCTTACCAACCAACACATCACCACTCGTATCAATTCGCATGCTTTCAGTCCAAGAAATCGCTGTATCCGCTGTTCCACTTGCTGCGGTTTGCCAAACATGATTGCCGGCAACTTGATAGTAATCTGACGCTTCATCAGTTAAAATATATTTGTAATTTGAACCATCAAAATAAGCATTCTGTGCGACGTGAAGAGCGCGACCTGCTACTTCAGTATTTTGCGAGAATATGCTACCAGTGCCACCAACTTGTAATACTGACCAACCATTCCCAAAATTTTCAATTGTACTCTTACCAACACTCAATACTTCAGCGCCATTTGAACTAAGTCCTGTTCGCATTGTTTCAGTCCAAGAAATATTTGTACCTGCTGTTCCACTTGGCGCACTATTCCATTGATGAGTACCAGCACTCTGTATTTCATAACTCGCAGAATTTGTTGCTCTATATTTCCAAGCACTTCCATCAAATAATGCATTTTGTAAGATATAACTTTCCATGATGGCTGACGTACTACCAAGCTGTAATGTTTGTCTACCAGCTCCCCATGCTTCAATACTTGTATTACCAACACTCAATACTTCTGCACCATTTGAACTAAGTCCTGTTCGCATTGTTTCAGTCCAAGTAATAGCATTTCCTGCTGTTCCACTTGCCGTACTCAAGAATTTATGAGCCCCACCAGTTTGGTCTGTGTAACTTGCTTCATCGGTTGAAATATATTTCCAACCACCATCGTTATAAGCGTTGTTTACAATTATTAAGTTTGTGTTCGCTTGCTCTGCTGCTGTAGTCATAATTGATGAGTTACCACCAACCTGTAATGCTGAATAAGTTGTTGACCACGCTTCAAAACTACTCTTACCAACACTTAATACTTCAGCACCGTTTGAACTAATACCAGTTCGCATTGTTTCAGTCCAAGTAATAGCATTTCCTGCTGTTCCACTTGCTGCTGAATACCATTTATGGTCGCCATTTGATTGTTGAGCATAACTTGCTTCGTCAGTTGAAATGTATTTATAACTACCATCAAAATATGCGTTTTGTAAAATATTAAATTGGTTACTTGCTCCTTCACCCTGTTGAGCGAATAAATTTGCATTGCCGCCAAGTTGAAAAGCTGACCAAGCCGCAGCCCATGCTTCAAAACTACTCTTACCAACACTTAATACTTCAGCACCATTTGAACTAAGTC